CTCAAGCAGAAACTCGACAAGGTGTTGGGTTTACAAGTTGCTCCGCGTCCTGCGTATGAGAATGTGGAAGATGTGACTCCTGCTCCTGCTCCAAAGGAAGCACCGCCAAAGGCATTTGCTTCTACTGCCGATGAAGATGATGACGATCTGTCATTCTTTGAACAGTTGGCAAACGATTAAGTTACAATGCCATTGTAGCAAAGGGGACGAAAGTCCCCTTTTTTTTAGTTTGTTGCGTAGTTTCTACCTGCCCACCAAGGTTTCTTATCTCGTCTTGGTGAAGCAGATGCGACTGAAGTCTTATTGACTCGTGTTGAGTTATCTGTTTGAATGCTCGTCTGCGGTGCGGCAACCGTTACACTTGGTTGTGCTACTTGTGATGCAACCTCACGCGAGCGCACATCAACTTCAGCACCTGCTTGTGTTGCAGTTGCTTTGACTGCCTCTGCAATAACTTCACCAGTTGCTTTATCGATACCTGCATAGTCATAAACAGAATTTGGAATGACTGCTTGAAGACCTTTTGTAAATACATCCGTACCAACTGGCAAAACTGAACGAAGAAGGTTCTTCAAGAATGCTTCTGGGTCAAGCGAGTCTAAGAAACCCTTAATCTTTTCTACCGGATCGCTACTCGTTTTTAGATCAACAAGTTCTTGTCGAGTGCTCTTAACATTGTTTTCAAGAAGTGCTTGATCTTCCATACGAGACTTTAAAATGCCCTCAAGCATTTTTGCTTCTTCTTCCATTCCATATGCTTTTGCTTCTTCCAACTCTTGCTGATAAGAGGCAATCTTTTTTCGATTCTCAAGAGATGCTTTTTGTTGTTGCTCTAATTTGGTCTGTGTTTCCTCAATCTGTGCTGTTGGATCGTCAAGCAATCCCATCATCTGTCCGACTTTCTGAATCAGTTTGATTGGCAGTCCAATGATGTTTGCAAATAAGGATTTGAGTCCTTCTTTAAGTGCTTCAGTGACAGAACCAGTTTCTTCAAACTTATCCTTAGCATCACCAATAGCATTTACTAACGATCCTATCACAAGAGCAATACCTGCGGCAATCGCAACAAAGGGTGCTGCGGCAATCAAACCTGCTTGTAGAGATGCCAACGCAGGGGCAAGTGTTGTTGTCGCATAGATTGTTGTTGCAAGTACAACCGCACGAATCAGTTTAACAAGTTGAGCACCTTTTGACTTTGCCCACTCTATAGATGCCTTACCCATGTTAAGGGCAGCAGTTGCCAATGCAGAAACATTCTTTCTGACATTACGCAAAAAGATTCGTGACTTGGTAATCAATCCTCTTCTACCAAAAATTGCTGTGTATGCACTCGCCAAAACAGCATTGACAGAAGAGACAGCACTACTAACAGCAAGGTATCCATTTTTTAATGCTACAACTGCTTTAATAAGAAGACCACCTGCTACGATACCTGCGAAAGTTTTAGCAATAGTATCAAAGTTGTCTACGATAAATGTAAAAGTGCCACTCGCAAATTCAACAATACCTTCTTTCAAAGCAATCAGTGTCGGTTTGAGTTTTTCAAAAGTTTCAACGATTGTTTCCCAATTTTCAAGAACAACCATTGCCGCACCAACAAGTGCTGTACCAAAGAACACTTTCTTCAGTACATCAAACAAACCGCCTTTTGCCTTTGCAATGAATCCTTCATTCTTTTTTTGCGTTTGGTCTTTTTTGCGATCTTCTTCTCGTCTCCTTTCCTCTGCTAGACGCATCTTTTCTTTTTCAATCTCAATCAAGTCTCGATTAATATTAAATGCTTCAGCAAGAGTTGTTTGAACGGCAAGAATGGCAGAAGTTGATGCTTTGATCTCAGTGCGGTTAAGTGCAAGACCTTGACGAATACTGCTTTGCAATCGACTGATACTATCTTTTAGCACCATAGTCTGTGATTTGATCTGTCCATCCATTTCTTCTAATGCATTGACAACAGGTAAGTCTGCCATTTATTTTTCTCTACTTCTTTTTCTTTTGTGCTACAGCATCGCTTGCGAAGAATGCAGATACCAGGACAGCGATTGAGGCAAAGTAAGTGGGCGCGATGTCTGCAATAAGTTCGCTTGCTTTGTCTAATCCAAATGCCGATGTGAGGAAGATCCCGAATGGATATAACAGGAGTCCAAATAACGAGAACCATGCCATAGATCGAATGGCATCCCGTTGCTGATCCTGGTCTTCCAGTTCTTTGCGTTTGAACTCCATATACATTTCATGCTCTTCTTTTGATACTACACCATCACCATTTGTATCCGCAGGATGGTATTCTTTCTTTTCTTCTTCTGCCATGCGACTTTATCCTTATTTTTGTTGTTTTAATTTTTCTTCTTGTTCTTCCAAGAAGTTCTTTAACAAGGTCACATAGATATCCCTTTCAAAGGGAATCAAATTTTCTAATTCAGTTAATGAGTATTTATGATGTTGCATGAGTGCGAAGTTTAACTGGTACATATTTGCCAGTGAGTTATGACTCATGCCTATGTAAAAAAACTTTGTATCCCTTCAAGTGTGATTGTATCTTTTTCTCCACATTCTTTACATTCCCAAGAAACATCATATGATAGTTTCGGCATCTTTTCAAAGAATGCTAAAATCTTTTGGAACTGTGATTGGTTCAGTCCGTTAATCCATTCTACGATCTCTTCTTTCGTAAACTCATTGTACACATTTTCCATATCAAATACATAATCTACAGACTTAGATAAAATCTCAAAGACTGCTTCTGTATTTTCTCCATTGATGCTCATTGCTTCTTGCATTGTTGGATGCTTCATCATAACACCAACATCATCAGTAAGCATTATCTTCTTCTCTTGATCAAGATTCTGAATCTGAATTTCGTCAATGTTTACTTTAATATCTGTGCGATGCTTGCATTCACTGTCTAAGTGAGAGACTGATAAGTCGATAATCTCTCCAACAGACTTACCACGCAACTGAAGAAACAAATACTCCATGTCAAACATTGCCAACGAATTCACATCGACTTCATCAAGAATACAGTTTGTTAAAATTTTCTTGATTGCGTGTTCGATCTCTTTCTGATCGTTTCCTTCCATTGCCATTAGAAGAATCTTTTCTTCCTTGACGAGGAATGGGCGGTATGTTATGTTTTGTCCTGTAGAAGGGATTGTTGTCTTAAACTCAGGGGTACTTATACTCGGTAGTGCCATTATAAAACCTCACTTAGAAAAATTTACGAATGCTTGCCACTCTATTGTTGATGTTGCCTATTCTTGCGTTAACTGTTTTTAAACCGCCATTGATTGCACCAGAAATGTCACCAATACCGGGTAGTCTTGCTGAACCTGCAACACCGCCCGGTCCGATACTGAATGAGAATCCTCGTCCAAGTCCGGGTTGATCTTGCTTTTGGAATACACATTGATAGTTTCTGTATGCCATTGTTACTGATAATTTAGCAACTGCGTCTTCTGCCCATGACATCGAAATAGGATTAATAATGATTGGATAAGTTTCGTTCAGCGTGTAGATAGAACGAAGTTCACCTGCCGATCCGTACTGACGAATGGTGACTGTTCCCAAATAATCATCGAAGTATTTGGTGTTGAACTTTGACAGTGCATTCTGTGGAACAGTTCCTAAATCGAATGCGCCAGTATTGACAATCTTGTTTTGCCATATCTCAAAGTATTCTTTCTCTCGCATGTCCTCTGACATAATGATTGACATGGTAGTATCACCGTATGTCTGTCCACCATATGGTACTTTGTTCAAAGGACCGTAGTTGGTAAACTTATGCTCTGCGGTCATCAACGAACGACCGGGTAGATCAACAGTGTCTACTCGTGCCATCATTGCTTCTTCAAGTCCAGAGTCACCTGCGCCAGTGATCTGTACCTCAAAGTGCGATGTCTTTGCAATGCCGGATTTGTTTATTGATGAGATGAGATTATTGACATTAAAAGTCATTAGACTGCTTTCCTACTGTCTGCGAACACTCTACTCTTATTTGCTTTTTCAAATCGTTCTGTTGGAAGAAACAATGCGATGTCCCATTCTGCTGAGTCAATCTTCAAAAACTGAGAGTTGACATGCTCGTTAAGATAGTGTTTAAATGTTGGTTTGAATAATCTATATTTAGACGCGCCCTTTAAAATATCATATGAGATGCGAATTTTTGTGTTTTCATCATATCGTTGATTGCTCACAACACTGTACAAATTATCCATTAGCGTGGCACGAAGTTTCGGTGGCAAGTAATGTAGATTGATTCCATAAAACCCTTTCGGTGCAGGACCAACCATAAAGATCAATGGAAACCTATCATAGTATGGTAGAGTCTTTTTGGTCTTTGGATCGTAGAAGAAATGATACATGTATCCGGGTCTTGGTGAGTCAACCTTTGCACCTGCTTCCTTCATCAAGTTCGCAGGGTATACTCGTGCTGATCTTTGAGTCCTTGCCTTATCACGAAACCAATCTCGTGCTTGTTGTGTGCGTGAGGGGATCTGCCCACTACGAACACCTTGAACTAAAATATCATCGAATAGACTTGCCATAGAATACCTTTACTTCTTCACACTATTTATAACGATTCTCAGAACTTGCCTTCTTTCTCTGTAATGATCTTAAACTTCCATTTACGATCTGCACAAAACTCTTGTGCCGCTTTCCATTTAGCAGAGTTTATACCCCATGTCTTAACCTCATATAAATATTTCTGCGTCACCCTTGATCTTTTCTTAGGTTCTCTAGTTTCTTTAAATGGTTTGATCTCGATGAGAAATGTATCGTTAGCAGTCTTCATCCACACATCTGGAAAATAGCGATGCCATCTTCCGTCGATTGGAGACTTGTATGGTATGACAATCTCTTCTGAAGACCATTGCAGAATGTATGGTTTTGTATCACAATAGTTAAAAAACTTTAACTCCCAAGACGAACGATAGACAACATTGTTTGGATTGCCTTTATACTTCTCTGGGTTCTTAACTTTGTATTTTCCTTTGTATGCTTTCGTCATAGCGTTATAAATAGTTCTAAAACATTCACCAATAGGTATTTAGATGCCAAAGATTAACAACCTCAAATCAGTCGTCAATGCAGGTAAATCCGTAGTCGGACAAGTCTCTGGAGCATTAGAGGAAGTCGCAGGGGCGGCAGGTAAAGGTGGATTCTCCGTCTCCGCAGGTCCAAATGGCGTATCCATCTCTGCGAACTTCAACGAGTTGCTGAAAAAGAAAGTACAAGGCAATCGTATCGCAGGTGACCTTGCAGGACTCTATCGTGACGGTAAGACTCGCACCAATCTATTTTATCCTACCGATCTAGACAACGAACACTACATCATGTTCCGTGTGATGAGACGAGACCGTGATAAAGTGTTAGCAAAAAGTACAAGGCACGAAGTACAAAGCATCACAT